ATTGTCGGCCTGGAAGAAGCCGTGAAAGCGGTCGCTGAACAATATCCAGGTCTGGTGGGACGGCAGTTCCCGCGGACACAACCAGTTAACCCTGGCCGCGGCGGTGATCCGGCGATGCGCACAGATGCGGACAGGCGGCGTGACTATTTTGGCGGAAATCCTGGATCGTTCTGGAGTGGTGGGGGCGTTGTTCATAGCGAACAATAGGAGTATTAGGAATGGCAGTTTCGACTAAAGCAAGCATGAATAGCTTGTTTAACAGCATCTTCGAGGATGCGCTGTTTGTGGCGCGTGAACGTAACTTGATGACCAATTTGGTCCGAGTTTACAACGCGGCGGGCTACGCCCCGCGCAAAATCAGCACCTACCCTGCTTTCACGGCGGGTAGTGTGGCAGAGGGCGTTGACTATGCCAATGCCCAGGAATTCACCAAGACGTTGCTGGCTACTTTGACGCCTGGTGAGGTTATGGCGCAGTCCATCTTGACTGACGTGCGGCGCGAAACCGACCCACAAGACGCGTTCAAAGACGCGGCTGATGAACTTGGTAACGCCATCGCAACCAAGATCGATACCGATCTGGTGGGGACATTCAGTAGCTTTACGACTGATGTCGGCCCCGGCGCTGGGCAGCCGGCAACGCTGGCTAAGATTGCGGCGGGTATCTCTATTTTGCGCAACAACAAAGCGCCCAGCCCCATCTACGTGGTTCTTCATCCGTTCCACTGGCATGACATCTGGTCGCAACTGGGTCAACCGACTGCAAACCAGGCGTTTTTGGGCGATACGGCTAACCAGGCCATGCGCGAATTCTACGTCGGTTCTTTCCTGGGTGCGCAGTGGTTTTTGAACGCAAATATCCCTGTAGACGGCAGTGACGACGCAGTTAGCGCCATCTTCAACCCGCAGGCTATTGCATTCGACAGCCGCAAAGCGCCCACTTTGGAACCAGAACGTGACGCTAGCTTGCGCGCTTGGGAGTTAAACATGGTCGCGGGCTATGCCTATGGCATTCAGCGGCCTACGTTTGGTGTGAAATACACCGCTGACGCCAGCACGCCTAGCTAAGGGAGGATAACGATTATGTTCGGTGATCAAATGAAAAATTCTGTCGTTGTCGCCCTGGACTACGATCCGGCTGCTGATGACGATATGAATATCTGGCGGGCGCCCCAAGATGTTGTCATTACGGGGGCGTATGTGTGGACCCAGAACAATGTCAATGGGTCCACGGCGAACTACTTCGACCTCGCCCTGTACAACGGTGGCACGGCTGGCACGGCGCTTGGCGCTTTGGCTGGCACTATCGGTGGTACAGCGGGGTGGACTGGGCAGGTTGCCAAGCCGTTTACCATCACAAATGGGACGGTCACAGCGGGCCAGTTTGTGACCCTTCGCTACAACGAAGAGGGGACTGGCACGTTTACCGCTATGGTTGTCCAGCTTGATTACGTGCGCGGTCAGCAGTAGTTAAAAGGGGCGTCTAATGTCGGCTAGAGATGGAATGAGTGAACTGATTGGCTTATTCAGATCGGGGGTTGCAGACCCCGGTACTGTCTATTTCACTGATGACCGCGCACAGCAGATATTAGACGCCCGTCGCCGGGATTTCTGGCAAGACCCCCTTACCCCAGTCAGCGCACAGGTAGCGGTCGGGTCGGTCGAATACAAGGTGTATTTTGCCAGATTCCGCTACCTAGAAGGCACGGCAAGCGGGTCAACCTGTTTCCGCCTGTATGGTGGCAACGGATCGGCCATTACGGCTGGCTTCACCTTCGATGCTGTGAATGGGCGTTTCGATTTCAGCGCCAGTCAAGCGGGTAGCGCTAGATACTTGGACGGTCGGAGTTATGACCTAAATGGGGCTATTGCAGACGGGTGGCGCGAGATGGCGGGTCTACAGTCGGGCGCTTACGACTTCCGAGTCGAAGGTCGGTCTTATAGTCGGTCTCAGTGGTTTGAACACTGTACGCAAATGGCGGCCTCTTTCGATGCCCGAAGCAGCGGCGGCGCTGGCACATTATCGGCTGATGCAACAGGCACGATTGAACGGGGGGACTGGTGTTAAGTTCGGCTGAACTAGCGGCAATGCGCCTGGTTGAACAGGCGGCCATGAGTGGCACGGCGGTCATTCGGCGGCCTACGAACACGCCAGATGGCACTGGAAGCTATATCGAGAGTCTGGCGGCCATCGGCACGGTCCCCTGTGATGTGTGGGCGGTTAGCCAGCGCCTAAGTGAAGGGGTGGGGGGCGGTCAAATCCTAAGCCGCGGTGACTGGTACATCACAGTCCCCTATGGCACTGATGTAAAAGCCACGGACGTGATCGATGTAGGCAATAAAAGCTTTGAAGTCACTTTTGTCCCAAACGGTTCCACCTGGCAAGCAGCGGTACGGGTGGAAGCAAATTCTTACAACGAAGAACAAAGGAATTAATTGATGTCGCAAGATGTTACTGAATCGACGCAAGCGGTAAAGGCATTGCGTCCAGAAGACCAAGCCTATCTGAACGCCCTGAACACAGAGGTGGTTTACGCCCAGAAAGCCTATCTGATGGCTTTAGACTACATGCGCAAGGTTTACGGCGCGCCGGAAGGGCAATGGACACTGCGCAATATCCAGATTGGTTTTGAACAGGCGGTGCAAAATGGCTAATGAGTTGCGGATGCTTTATTCGTCCAATGCGCCCTGGTCAAACAGTGGCTATGGTGTGCAAAGCCGATCATTGTTGCCCAGACTGGCGCAACTGCCTGAGTTTGGTGGCATCGAGAATATCGCCATGTTCGCCTGGTACGGGCTTCAAGGTGGCGTGCATGATGTCGGCGGCCTACGTTGCTACCCAGCGGGTATGGACCCATACGGTAACGATATTATCGAGGCACATACCAAAGATTTCAAAGCAAACCTTGTAGTCAGCCTGATTGATGTTTGGGTCATGAAAGATACCGCAAATAAGGTCAAACCAGCCTTATGGCTTCCCTGGTGTCCAATCGACCACGACCCAGTCCCAGAGATGGTAATCAACTCGCTACAGGGCGCGCACACGGTCTTATCCTACAGCAAGTGGGGCCGGGATATGCTGAATCGGATCGGTATTTCTAACGTTTACATCCCCCACGGTGTTGAGACGGGTATTTATCGGGTGAATCCTGATGCTGCCACGGTTGCCAAGTTCAAAACCGAAGTGATGCGAGTCCCAGAGGGGGGCCACCTAACCATAATGGTGGCAGCGAACAAAGGCTATCCAGACCGGAAAGCTTTCCAGGTCCAATTGCGGGCGTGGGCAAACTTTGCCAAGGACAAGCCCCATGCGCGCCTGTACGTGCATACCGAACCTACGCCAATGTACGGCGGCCTAGATTTATTCAAGCTGATTGCCGATCTTGGCATTGCGGATCGGGTTCTGTTTCCTGAACGCTACCAGTATTTTCGAGGTATGCCGGCAGAGTTCCTGGCTTTGGTCTATAACTCGGCAGATGCTTTCTTGGGTAACTCGATGTCCGAAGGTTTCGGGATTCCGATTATCGAAGCGCAAGCCTGTGGCGTGCCAGTCATTGTAACGGACTTCTCGGCTATGCCTGAACTGGTTCGCTGGGGTTACAAGATTGCCCCGCTTGATATGCTTTGGACGCCCATGAACGCTTGGCAAGCGTGGCCAGATCACAATGGCATCACCGAAGCGCTGAACGAACTACATGGCCAATGGGAGTCGAATGGGCGGGGCTGGTCTATGGCCAAACGGTTACAGGCGCAATCGGCCATTCATGAGGAATTTAGCTGGGACACTATCGTGCGTGACCAATGGGCGCCCTTCATTGCCCAATTAGCCAGTGTGGCGCCGAAACTCAACCAGTCACAAGCGCCGGTTACGGAAGTTAAGCAGGTGGCAACACCTAAAGCGGCGAAAGTGCAGGCTGTGAATGCTTAAATTCGCGGCGCTGATTATCGGGATCGACAACTGGGAGAAGTATACGCTTCCCCTGGTTGAGTCGATTCAACGATACGAACCGACTTGTCAGATCGTGGTTATCGACAATGCCAGCGAAACGCCCTATCCAGCGCTGCCGTTTGTCCATCGAACCGAACGATTATGCTATGCGGCGGCTATTAACACGGCAGCGCGTATCGCTGGGCAATGCAACTGGTATGTTGTCTTGAGTAATGATGTGTTGTGTACAGGGCCATTCATCTCTGGACTGGGTAAAACGCCGGTCGATGTGGTTATCGGGCCTTGCTTGAAGCGGGTTGAGGGACGAATCCCATACCTTGAGGGCTGGTGTGTCGTCACTTCTGGCATTATTTGGCGGACACTGGGCGGCTGGGACGAAAACTACCAGGTTTCATCCTGGGAAGATGTCGATTTCAGCACGTCGGCCATTAAAGCAGGGTATAACCTGGTTCATAGTCCGTCGTTTCCATTCACTCACTTGGACCAGAAACAACGTTTCGGGCTGATTCCGAACTACTGGGATAGTGAAGCGCATAATGTGCGCTATTTCATGGAAAAACATGGGGTGTAGGGTGAGTTTTATTAACCCGCGGTCTAAAGTTCTCTATCATTCAGACCGAATTGCCCAGTTGCGTGCGACTGGTAACACGAATGCACCGGTGAATGTTGAGATTGACCTGAGTAATCGCTGTTCACACGGTTGCCAGTGGTGTCACTTTGCCTATACGCACACT